GCGTTGGCCGCCGCCCGCAGCAGCTCCGCCGTCCTGGCGCTGTGCTGCTCCGGGATGGCCCATTCCGCGCCTGCCTCGCCGAACACCGACGGGCCGTCAGCGCGTCCGCCCTCTGCGTAGGCGGTCGTCTTTCCCATTGTGAGCCTGTTGCCGAATAGGCTGTTCAGCGTTCCGCTGCTCACGCCTGCGCTGTGGCCCAGCACGATGTGCAGCCGGATCGGGTTCGCGTCCGCCACAGCCTGCGCGTCCTTCACGCCCTGCTCGCCCGCGGCCGTTCCGCTGCCTTCGCCGGATTTCTTCGCCTCTACCTTGATTTCTGGCTTATTCTCGTCGATCTTTCCGCCCATCCGCTTGACCAGCTCTTCTATCGTGCTCTCCGGGCTGCCGTCTTCGCCGCTCGGCACGGGCTGCATCTTGATGATCGCATGGTCAAAGCCGCCCTCCGCCGCGCTCTCCCTCATGTCGGCAAAGGCATTTTTCAAGCTGCCTTCGCCCTCCGCCGGCACCTCCACTCCCATCTGCACCGGGTTCTCGTCGATGACCTGCTGCGCGTCTTCCTTGACCTTTTCTCCGGCCTCCGCGCCGCTGCCTTCGCCTTCCTCCACCGGCTGCACGGGCACCTCCGCAGGCTTCACGCCTCCGCCGATCTTGTTGTACTCGGCCAGCTCTTCCGGCGTCAGTCCGCCCTCCATCAGGTAGCGCTTGGCTGCCATCGCGCCCACGCCTGTCAGCATGCTGGTGTCGATGTCCCCGATGTCTCCGCTCTGGATCAGCTTCATGATCGCGGCATAGGATAGGTCGATGTTCTTGAATGCGTCTCCGTTTACAAATCCGGTGTACTCTTCATCGACTGAGTCCCGAATTTCTTTCCGGATAGCTTCCACGTCACTGCTTGGCAGCAGTGAGTTGTCAAAGAAGTTCGTTCCTCCCTGGTGCAGTCTGTTATACAGCCATCCCCAGCCCTGTTCTGCTCCTTCTTCTGCGCCTTTCCAGAGCTGCCAGTTTGGATATTTCTTTCTCAGTTCGCCCAGGTCTGCGCCGCTCAGCAGCGCGTTGATATCATCGATCGGAGCGTTGCTGAGCGCTTGCGGGACATCAAAGATCTTCCCCGGATCTCTCAGCCAGTCCTCGAGCGAGTATCCGCCGCCGCCCTCTGTCTCCCGCATCTTCTGGAGATTTTCGATGATCTTCCAGCTCTCGCCCATTTCGCTGCTGATGTCTGGCGTGATGCCTTCATGAAGGCCCATGCCCTCGAAGATCTTGTTGATGCGGTCTGAGCGCGTTTTCCCTGCGCCTGCGATTTCGTCTTTGTAGGTCTTTTCCGCGGCTTCATAGGCCGCGTCGTCGATCACGCCGTCCAGGTGATCCTGCGCGGCCTTCTCCAGCTTTTTCTTCGAGGCTTCCGTGTCCAGCTGATACATCGTGTCCACGTAGCCGAAGGCGCCGCTGATCTCGCTCTCGTTCACGCCGTGTCCTGTCGTGACCAGGTCGTACTTCTGCTGCATCATCTGGACGGTGTCGGATTTCAGCGTGTCCAGCCGTCCCTGCAGCTCTTCCGCGCGGCTCATCAGCTGGTCTATGCGGTCCAGTTCGGATTCTGTCGCCGTGCGGCCGCTCATGTAGAGGCCTCTCAGCACGGTGTCCAGCTCGGAGCGCACGCTCTGCAGCTCTTTTAGTGTGGTGTACAGCGGCGATTCCTTCAGCGCGTCGTTGGCCGCGTCTGCTGCGGATTCCGCGGCGTCTGCGGCTGCCGCGTCGTTCTCTTTCTTGCTCTTCTTCGGGTCGTATTCCGGCGGATTGTATGCCGCGTCATAAACGGAGTCCCAGTACGTTGCGCAGAGTTTCTCTGCCTCCTGCATGTCGGACTCCATCGTTTCCTGCACCCACTTGGTCAGCGTGTTGTATTCCTGCTCCACCAGCTGCGGGTCGCCGCTGGTAAAGCTCTCATACAGGCGTCTTCCTGTCTCATACTTCGGCTTCAGCGTCAGCTCGACCTCGCCGATGGTTTTCGCGCCGGATGTGATGGCCTCGCGCGTTTTTTCCGTCAGGCTGTTCAGCGCTTCCGGATCGATCTGCGGATCCAGGTGCGCGATGGTCTCTCCCAGCGCCCGTATGCGCTCCGTCTGGTAATTGTTTACCGTGTCGCCGATCAGCTTCAGCCCGCCTGCGACCGCCAGGATGCCGCCCACGCCCGCGGCGAGTCCGCCGATGGCCGACACGGCCGTGCCCACGCCGCCTGCGGTTCCTGAGATCCCGCTGAACGCAGTCGCGATCTGCGTGAAGCTGCTCGCCACGGTCGCCAGCTTGCTTCCGGCCCACAGTCCGCCCGCTATGCCCGCGATCGTGTTGGCCGTTTCGTTTTTTCCGCTGATGATGTCAAAGAATCCGGACAGGCTCTCGGAGTACTTCGGCAGGTTCTTCAGGAAGTCCGTCACGGTGCCGCCCAGGTTGGTTGCCAGCTCCGCGATGCTGGTGGAGAATTTTTTCAGCGCGTTCTGGCCTTCTTCGGTTTCGAGGAAGTCCGCGATCTTCGTCGCCACGTTCGTGATGCTGGTGCTCACCGTTCCGAAGGCGGGAGCGAGGGACGCCAGCGTGCGGTTCTTGAGCTGGTCCAGCGTGGCCTGCATCTTCTGCCACTGGTCGTTGAAGTCCCCCAGCTGCTTCACGTCGCCCGCGTCCATGACCAGGCCGTTGTTCTTTGCCTCTCGTCCGTAGGCTTCCCACTGCTTCCGCCCGGCCTCAATCAGCGGGTTAAGCTCCGTTGCGCTCTTCCCGAACACCGTCATGGCGATGGTATTGCGCTCTGTCTCGTTCTCCACCCGGCCCAGGGCTTCGATCGTGTCCCAGAACACCGTCTGGCTGTCGCGCAGGTGGCCCTTGTTGTCTTTCACAGACACGCCCAGCGACTTCCACGCCTCCGTCACTTCCTTCGTGGAGCTGCTCATGTTCTTCGTCAGCTTCTTCATGCTGCTCGAGAGCGTGCTGACCTCCACGTCGACAAAGCGGCTTGCGTAGCTCCACTGCTGCAGGGTGTCCGTGTCGATGCCGGTGACGCTGCTCTGCGTCAGCAGGTCGTCCGCCCACTGCGACGCCTCCACCCCGCTCTGCCAGATGTTTTTCCCGATCTGCAGCGCGCTCTGCGCCGCTTTCTCGATGATGGAGCTGACGCTCTCCAGGCCGCTTTTCAGGTTCTGCAGCTTCACGCCCGTGCTGATTCCCTTCAGCTCGCCGCTCAGGTTCTTCGCGCTCGTGCCGGCCTTGTCCATCTGCCCGCCCATCTCGGCAAAGGCCTTCCCGTTCCGGTCGAGGCCGCGCTCGTTGTTGCTGAGCTCGTTGGACATGTTGCTGAGGTTCGTCTTCGCCTGCGTCAGCTTCTGGCGGTACTGGTCCGCCTTCGCGCTGTTCTGGCCATAGGCCTTTTCCGCGTCCTTCAGCGCGCCCTCCAGCGCCCGGACGATCTCTTCCTGCTGGTCGATCTGCGCCCGCAGCGTCTTCGAGCGCGTCTGCATGTACTGCTGCGCGTCGCCCGTTGCGCGGAACTGCGAGGCGGCAAGGCCGAGTTCACTTCCCAGCTGAGAGACGTTCCGCTGCGCCGCAGACAGCTCCGAACGGAATTTTGCCGCGCCGTCCAGGCTCAGCGTGGTTTTGATCTCTCTGGTGGCCATTCGTCAGTCTGCCTCCTCTTTCTCTCCCTGCCGCTTCAGTCCGTGCTGCTGGTCGTCGTACTTCTGCCGCAGGATGTACATATCGCATACAAAGCCGGGCTGCAAGGTCCGCATCTCGCTCAGGTGCAGCCCGGCAATCAGGCCGTAGGACGTCACTGTGCGATAGGTCAGCCGTCCTTCGGCTCTTTTTTTTCGAGTTCTTCAAGCGTCACGTCGACTTCCTCGTCTTCGTCCGCTTCCTCCGTTTCCATGCGCAGGCCCTCCACCACGGCCATCACGATGGCGTCGTGCGCCGCTCCGATGTTCGCCGGGCGCATGTTCTTCTGGAGCCATGCCAGCTCCACCGCTTCCTTGCTTGGGTCGTTCCGGTGCGCGCCTTCGCTCAGGTGCGCGATCATCTGCGGGATGGCCTTCGCGCGTTTCCCGCCGGCCAGGGTGTCGTCGATCTCGCCGATCAGGCAAACGTCCGTCTCGATGTCGCCCATGGCCTCCATGTCGAGATAGAGGCTGATTTCCTTGTTTTTGATCTTTAACGACTGCATGTTATCCTTCCTCCATGCGTCCTTCTTTAACCGCCTCGGCGGAGCACCCGTCTCCGGATGCTCCGCCTTTTGTTTGTCAGTGCTGTGTGGTGCTTCCCGACGCTGCGGTGATTCCCGCCAGCCCGTTGATCCAGGCTTTCGCGTCTGCGAAATCCGTGAAGGTCTTGTACTTTGCCCAGCGGACCTTGCCGCTGTCGTCCAGGTAGACGCCCGTGATGGATCCGACGATCTCAGGGGTCTGCCATTCGATGTTCTGGCCCTTGGTGTTCGTCTGGTCCGTGTTCATCCCGAACTGCACGCGGTGGATCCAGTGGCCGACGTAGCTCAGCACGCCCGCGCGGCGCACGACCTTGATATAGCCGAAGCCGCCGAACGGTGCGCCCTCGCCGTTGATCTCCTGGCTGCCGTCCTGGTTCGCCTCGTCGCCGAACAGGATCACGCGCTTTTCGTCCGGCACCTGGTTGAGGCCGAAGGTGATCTCGCCGTCGGTGATGGAGTTGTCGCTGTCTTCGATCGTGTCGTCGGAGTACAGGTCGTTGCTGTTGCGGGTCCAGGTCAGGTTCGCGCTGATCGCGCGGCCGATGACGCTGCCCGCGGAGTAGGTGATGGCCGCGCCGTCCACATGGGACGCTTCAGGCGCGAACACCGGATATCTCAGGCCGATTTTTGCCATGGGTTTTTCCTCCTCTGTTGTCCGTTGTCTGTTGGTTGGTTGTTTACGGCGCTTTCCCGGTCGCGACGAATTGATCCCAGATCTCTGTCATCGCCGGGATGGCCGTCTCTTCTGCTTCCTGATCCGCGTCGTCCACCCAGTGCGATCCTTGGATCTTGCTTGTTCCGTAGTGCAGGATGAATGCTTTCTCCGCGTTGCGGACGCCTTTGGAATCCTTGCCCTGCGGATAGATCTCCGCTGTCGGCACGTCTCCCTTTTTGATCTTTTCCTTGATGGAGCCGATCATGGCGCCTGTTTTGATGTGTCCGTGCTTCTGCGCGCTGTGCTGCCAGGCCTCGCGGACCTTTCCCGCGCCTGCGGCGACCATCGCGTCCGCGACTTTGCCGGTGCGCTGCTCCATCTCGGTCATCTGCTTGATCACGTCGTCCAGGCCGCTGATGTCAAAGCGCATTCACACCGCCTCGCAGTCGAAGATGTGGTGGATGTAGCCTGTGTCCGGCTCATAGTCGATCAGGTGCTCCACGCCGATCCGGTCGTCGCTGTCCAGCGCCTCGAAGAGCGCGTCCGCGATGCCGTCCTCGTCGTCCTTGGTGAACCTGTCGACCTGGAAGCTCCAGGCCTCCTCGTGCGTGTCGTCGCTGATGGTTTCCAGCCGTCTCACCGGCTCCCACCGGGTGTAGGCCTCCCCCTCTCGGTGTTCGCTGTCGTACATCCCGATGTGCGGGTCGACGCTGACCAGCAGCGCTCTGATCTCCGGGATCGTCATGGCGTGTACACCTCCAGGGTCAGGTCCGTGATGGGTTCGGTGCTCTCGTCGTCCGTGCCGTGGTAGGCGCGGGTGATGCGGAATACGGTGTCTGCCGCATCCATCTGGCTCGCGTCGTGGAGCACTGCGCAGTCGCCCTGCCGGATGGCCCGGTTCTGCAGGATGCGGATCCTCGCGTCCGTCAGGTTTTCCTCGCGCCCTTCCGTCGGCCGCGCCGGGCTGGTCTCGTAGTCCAGCTCCCCGTACCAGCTCTTTGACAGCACGGTATACGTGTATGTGGGCTTGCGTCCAGGCTCGGCCGCGTTTGCCCTCCGGAAGATCGTGCAGATGCCCTTGTCCAGGATCACGCGCTCACCGCCTCTCGTGCAGCCAGCGCTCCCGGCGCCGCAGGCGGAGCCAGTCCGGCATTCCGCCCGCGGTGTCCCGGTTGCTGTAGGCCCATACCGCGAAGTCTACAACCAGCAGGACGTCCTCGGTGGTGTCTTCCAGCACGATCCCCGCGTTCTCCAGCTCACCCTCCGCGGCTTCGATCCGCGCGGTGAAGTAGCTGTCCAGGCTGGTGTCGCTTGGCAGACGGTTCAGGCGCTGCTTCATCAGCTCCAGCGCCGTCGAGGTATCGCTCAGCATGGTTGTTCATCCTCCTCAGGCGTTGGCGGTGTCTGCGGCGAAGGTCACGGCGTTGGCGGCCACGGTGGCGGCGTTGATGCCGATGGCCACAAAGCCTTCAGCGATCACAGGCAGGCCGTCATAGCGGGCCTTGCCTACGAACACGGTCTGGTCGTCCAGGAACTTCACGTGCTCGGAAGAGGTGACCTGCATTCCGGCGCGCTCCGCCAGCAGGTACTGCTCGCCGTATCCGGCCACGATCACGTTGTCCGGCATGTAGTCCAGCTCGACGATATCGCCTCCGACGACCGGCATGGTGTTGTTCAGCCCGGCCACGAGGGCGCCCTCGGCGTTGAAGTTGACAGCCTCGGCCAGCAGCTTCATGTGGGTCTTCTCATTCATGGCCCAGAACTTTCCTTCAGCGCCGTAGGCCTTCTTGGCCGCGCCTAACGCGGTGATCAGGCTTTGGAAGAGCTTGGTGCCGGTGCTGTTCGCGGCCGTGATGCTCACCACGTTGGAGGTGTGCAGGTCGGCCCACGGGCGCATGTTGGTCGGATAGTTTTCAGGCGCGGCGGTCTGCACCAGGCGGGTCACAATGCCCTGCGGCATTTTGGTGCCTGTGCCGTAGATGATGGCCTTGTCCAGCGCGAGCGCGATGGAGCGGCCCAGGGCGTACACCACGTTGGCCACCAGATCGACGTCGTTGTCTTCCAGAAGGGCGTTGCAGACCGGGAGGTATCCGGCGACTTTGTAGCCGTCGACTTCCGCGGCCGTGAAGCCCAGGGCCAGCTCGTTGATCTTGCCGCACATCTCAGTCCATACGGCTTCCGGGATGGTGCCCATCACGGGCGTGCGGGACGTGCCGCCGACCGGCTGCAGGTTCACGTACTTCAGCAGCTTGGATCTTGTTTCGACCTGCTCCTTGATCAGCGGGAGCATGACCTCCGGGATGGTCAGGGCGCCGCCGGTAACGGCGCGCTTCTCTTTGCCTGCGCTGCGCAGCTCGGTCACAAAGGCCTTGACGCCGTTGTCGGCGA